AACGTCTGTTTCTGCTTCAAAAGACGGCGCAAACAATTTTGCCGCTTTATTTCCCGCTTCAGGTAGCGCATCAGGAACCCAGGTGGCATACGTTGAAGCGGTTTGAGTCACGGATGAATGGCCCAGTTGATTTGATACCCAGGCCAGAGGTTCCCCTGATGACAGCATCATACTGGCGTAAGTGTGTCGGGTTTGGTAAGGTTTTCTATATCGAACATTTGCACGTTTCAACGCCCAACTCCAAAATTTTCGAATTTGCTGATCGCCGATCCAGGGCTTTTCAGTGTTTGGGTTTAAAAAAACTCGGTTGCCTTCCAATAAACTGTATTGTTTTTGATTTTGCAATGCTTGTAATGCTTCAGGTAATAATTTAACAAGCCTTGTTCCTGCTTTGGTTTTGGTTTTTTCAGGGTTTTTTGCGTATTGGGTTTTTGCTTGATAGATTGACGCAATGTTTTTTTTGAAATCAATTGCCTGCCAGTCTAGCGCAACCAGTTCTGAAGTACGCAAACCAGACCAAAGCGCAAACTGGATCAGGTTTCTGTGTTGTGGTTTGAGGCTGGCTAAAATTGCCGCCTGTTCCTTTCTGGTGAAGGGGTCAACTTCTTTCAATTTAGGCGGTTCGTTTTTTGTGTATGTAAAATCAAATATCGGATTGATGGTTATCAACTCTTCCACAACCGCCTCTTGCAGTGCTGTCCTTAGTGGGCTGAGTAAATTTGAAATTCGTTTATTAGAGCAGGTCAAAGTTTTACACCAGGCCTTGACATGTTTTTTTCGTATTGTGTGGAGCGGCATACGTCCTAAAACTTTTGATTCGGACACACCGAAGCTATCTATTAGTGTACATTTCGCGTGTTTTAATAACTTAATTGTTTTTACATAGTCTATATATGTTGAGGTTTTAACATGTTTTTGTTTTTCCAGCAGCCACGTATCGAGCCATTTACCGAGCGTTAAACCATATAACTCGTCAAAATACGCGGCGCGTGGGTCATCAGGGAAAGTCGCAGAATAAACAAACGTACCGTCTGCAATCGACTTGAGTATGTCCTTTCTAAATATCTCGGCTAGGAGAATATTGGCATTTGTGGGCTTCCCCTGGAGTCGTGGTCTGCATGTGATGCCTTTGTACGTGAACCTGATTTGCATTGAGTTCTCGCTTGCTCTTGTGACCCCCGTGCCATTTCTAGCCATCTATCCCACCCACTTCTACTGATATATATACGACCTTCCAGTTTAATCCAAACTAACTCGTGAGGCCAGCGCCCTCCACTCCCAACATTATGTTGAACCGCATTTTTTGTCAACCCCACATCATCTGCAAACCGTTCAATTGTTACCCAATCGACTGTCATTATTTGCCCTTCTCTTCAATCAACCATGCATCAATTTCAGTCTTTTTAAAAAATATCCTGCCTCTAGTGGGCTTGTAAAACGGGATTGACTTTGAATAGGTTAATTTATATAAAGATGATCGATTAAACCCCGTGTACGCAGCGCAATCGTCAATTGTCAGCATTACTTTGTGAGATGACAGCATGCTCTTCACCTGCTTCAGTTCGTCATGCAGCATTTCCAGCGTTATTTCCAGCGTTTTTTCACTCATTCCTCCCCCCACCTAGCTTTAGCCGATCTGGAATCTAGGTGCGTAAATTTTTTATAATTTCCAAACCCCATATTATTCGGATATTCTTTAATCAGCCATTCGTAAACGAGGTGTGGTTCTATGAAACGCACCTTAATATCTGCCGCCCTTCCACATAAATGCTGTGACTTCATCGAGCTATTTTTCAAGCTATTGTTGTGGGTGACGCAACGGGAACCGCTGGTGATAATGACTGCTTGTTTGAAATGGTTACGAATTCCCTCTAGCATTTCGATCAAAATAATATCAACAACGGGGTCTATGCTTTTGTAGCACTCACCACATTTGCATTTAAATTCCCATCTGGAAAAATGCCTTGATAAATCACCCACTATTTGCCCCCTGAGTCTGAACTTATAATCCCAACAATTCCAGAAAGTGCCATCGTTCCGGCGACAATGTACTCCGTCATCTCTGTGTCAATTGTGATGAACGACGCAGAACCGATGAAGAGGATCAGCCCGCGAATAGTGCTGGCTTCGGACAGTCTGGCCAATATATATTTCAACATTTTATTTTCCTTATTAATTTTTAAAAGTCACCGCAGTTGCGGTAGCATTCACTGCAATTGCAGTAAGATTCACTGTAGTTGCAGTCACTGGTTGATAAAATGCGATTTAACCAGCATTTCATCTAACTTTTGCATGCGTATTTGAAGTGCAGACATTTTTCTTTCCAGGTCATCAATGCGAGCATCATTGTTTGAACTGCACATTTGGGATTTGGTCAGCCATTCCAGACCCAGTTCATCACGCATCGACGATACTTGTTTCGCGCCGAAAGGTATGTCAGTCGCAAAGCTCACCGCTTCTGCAATTTCCTGTAGTTTTAATCCGTTCGCGCCGCCTGAGCTGCACAATTCGGTTAAAAACGTGGCCACTTTGTAATATTCTGGACGTGACATCGAGATTCTGGTTTTTGTGATTTCCATTGTTTCCATGATTTTCCTCAATTTTTGTTTTTATTAATATGATGCGGCATGCCCAGGGCTAGATAACGCACAAAGTATGTTGGACACCCGCATCCTTCGGAGTTGTATCGCCACACCCGAAAATACGCGCTCATTGAAAACAGCTATTGTGAAGCGACTTTAATCAAAAATTGTTCAAGATCGGGCCGATGGAAATACCACCGACCTCCGACTTTTCGGCCGGGAATGGGATTGGATGGGCGAGTTGCCCAGCTTTTGATGGTTGCCAGCGAGACACCGAAATAATCCGCAGCCTCGCCCGCATTTAGCACATTTCTGGAGCTATCCTTTGCCTCATCCTTGAAATCATCATTGATTTTGTCCGTGTTTGGTAAATCCTGCATTCGACCTCTACCTCTTGTTATTGTTGTTAGTTGGTTGAAAGAATTAGGTTCTTTTATCGCTATTTAAAAAGGCACGTCATCAAAATCCTTAAATGTGGTTGGCTCTTGCGGTGCTACAGTTGCTACATTTGCTACTGATTGACCGCCTTCGTTACGTTTGCCCACTAGATCAATCACGTTACAATTCAACTCCAGGCTGGTGCGGGTTGTGCCGTCATTCGCCTGATATTCCCGTTGGCTTAATTCGCCCGAGACAAAGACTTGTTGACCTTTTTTCAGATAACCAACTAGCTGACCCTCGGCGCGTTTGCCCCATACCGCGACTCTGACCCATAGGGTTTGTTCTCTATCACCAAAGCCAATGTTATTGGCCACTGTGACGTTTAGAACGGACTGACCAGATGCCAGTTTGTTGGCCTCGGCATCACGGCCTACGGTTCCTGTAAAGCTGAATACATTACTCATTATCTTCTCCTCCTCGTTGTTTTATTATTTGCGATAAAACTCACAGCATAATTTTCAGTTGAGTTTTATCCTTCTTTCTCCGCCTGGAGACAATTCTGCCGCCTGGAGACAATTCTGCCGCCTTTTAAAATTGTTTGTGATAATTTACATAGAGTTACAGTCTTTTCAGGTATATTAATTTTAACCCCTGTTTGCGGGTTTCTGCCTGTTCTTTCTGCGCGTAGTTTAGTGGTATATCTTCCAAAACCTCTGAGGGACACTTCTCCTCCACTACTTAATTCAGTAGCTATTTGGTCTGTAATACTATCTAAAATTAAACCAACAGTATGTTGGCTTTTCTTAGATGTCTTAGCAACTGCTTGAACCAATTCTTTCTTATTCATATGTTTCCTATTTATAAAATAAAACTCTTTTACTTACTCTTTTAAGATGCGAACTTTGTTTTTAAAAGCTTTTCTTGCTTCTGCCTGGTCGTGTTCATCCAGAGCGGCGCACAGTGGCCCGGCCCCAGCTTTAAGTTGATCCAGGGTTGCTGCGTGGTCGATTGCATCAATCGCCTGCTGTAAATCATCATGCGTATCATCATGCGTATCATCATGCGCAACATCCGCTGTCTCAGGGGCCAATCGACTCAATAAGCCATCAATGCCTGATGTGTTGGAACCGGCAGGGTTGATAACACGCTCAACAGGCCGTGGTGTGTTGTAGTCCTGCACCTCTTCACGCATAGCCAGGCCGCTGATGACATCAGCAAAGACATCACGCACCGCATAAGCTCTGGCGCGTAATTGCAGCATCCGCTTTGGGTACTGTTTCCACGGGCCTTGCTTGGATGCCAACCCGGCTACTGTCGCATCAGCCATTGAGAAGGTGCGCGTTTCAGCATCCTGTCCGGCTCGTTTGGCAATGCAAGTGGCCGTCATGGTCTTAACATCAAAAGTCTCTTTGACCCATTCACAATGTTGAGATTGGCGGACTAAAGCAATCACAGAATCGCCCCACATTGTTGGCCTACCATTAATCACAGCTATGTTTTGAAGCGACTGGAGGGGTTTCAGCCCCAGTTCATTGCCCATCTGGATGGCGATCATAATGTCACCGGGTTTGCCTCTGAAATCTTTGGGAACGATATTGGAGTTGGCGATCATTTCAGAGTATTGAATGGCCTCTTTTAATGATGTAGGCGTTAAATCGAATGTTTTGTTTTCATGTAAAGTGAGTTCACTCATGATATGCCCCCTAAATTTTTGAAGTTAGCTCTAAAAGAACGTGAGTTGTTTTTTGAAGTAGCCCAAGTGGCCAGGCGGTTGCCGTCATCGTCTACTAAATATTTATTTTCACCGATGATGATCTTGATGTCCTTCTCGGTTTGTTCTGACAATTTCTTGTAATCATCACGCTCACCTCGCTGGTGCTTGAGTTGCTGCATTAGCTCAACGGCATGTTGATCAGCGACCAGGCTATTGGAATCATCCTGTTTATATAGGGCGTTTACTGCGGCTAACGTATTAGGCACCGGGGGCGTTTTATTTTGTACGCACTCCCAGAACTCGGCGCATTTCTCAATAATCACATCA